CTCGGTTACTACCCAGACGCTGGCCCCCTGCGGCGGGAGCTTTACAAGAAGCACACCGCCTTCTTCGAGGCGGGGGCGCGGTACAAGGAGCGCCTGATGATGGCAGCCAACCGCGTTGGTAAGACGGAGGGCATCGGTGGCTTCGAGATGGCGCTGCACCTCACGGGCCGGTACCCCTCATGGTGGCGCGGTCGCCGGTTCGACCGTCCTATCTCGGCGTGGGCGGCAGGGGACACCGGTAAGACCTCACGGGACATCTTGCAGACGAAGCTGCTGGGCCCTGCGGGCGCTCACGGCACCGGTCTCATCCCGAAGGAGGACATCCTGAGGACGAGCGCGAAGGCAGGCATCGCTGACGCGGTGGAGATCATCATCGTCCGGCACGCCTCCGGCGGCGAGTCGCGGTTAACGCTCAAGAGCTACGACCAGCGTCGTGAGAGCTTCCAGGGGACGGAGCAGGACATCATCTGGCTGGACGAAGAGCCGCCGCTGGACATCTACACAGAGTCGTTGCTGAGGACGATGACGAACGATGGGATGGTGATGCTGACGTTTACGCCGCTCTTGGGGATGTCGGAGACGGTGATGGCGTTCTTGAAGGACGGTGAGGTTGCGGAGCGAGCGGAGGGGACGAAGTACGTGGGGATGGCGACGTGGGACGACGTGCCGCACTTGAGCACGAAGCAGAAGGAGGATTTGTGGTCGAGTATACCGCCCTTCCAGAGGGATGCGCGCTCGAAGGGCGTGCCGCAGTTGGGGGCAGGGGCGATTTATCCGGTACCGGAGAGCGAGCTTGTGGTGCCGGACTTTGAGGTACCGGTGCACTGGCCGCGGGTGTTTGGGATGGATGTGGGGTGGAACCGGACAGCAGCGGTGTTTGGTGCGTTAGACCAGCAGAGCGACACGTTGTACCTGTACTCGGAGCACTACCGTGGGCAAGCGGAGCCGGCCATCCACGCGGAGGCGATTAATGCGCGTGGGCGCGGGATCCCTGGGGTGATTGATCCGGCTTCGCGCGGTAGAACGCAGGTAGACGGGCAGCAGCTCTTTGTGCGTTACCGGCAGATGGGGCTGGATTTGACGGTGGCGAACAACGCGGTGGAGACGGGGATTTACGATGTGTGGCAGCGGATGTCTACGGGGCGGCTGAAGGTGTTTAAGAGCATGACGAACTGGGTGGCGGAGTTCCGGTTGTATCGGCGGGACGACAAGGGCCGTGTTGTTAAGGAGAACGACCACTTGATGGATGCGACGCGGTACTTGGTGGTGAGCGGGCTGAATCGTGCGGCCTTGAGTTTGAAGAAGCGGATGCAGAAGATGATTGAAGTGATGCCGGTGCTGAACTTCTTCTCGAAGAAGTGATGCCATCCAAAGCCCTCTAAGCCCCCAGTTCTGGCCCTTTGCCACCGCTCAAGCCCCCATTGACACAAACGCTCAAACCAGCATGATGAGACTATGAAGAACGACCCGGTGAAAGTGCATTCGGAGGCTACTGCCGAGTTTGACCGTATCCAAGAGGTGCTCCGCAACGAGCGTTTGCAGTGCCTGCAAGACCGCCGGTTTTGTTCTATTCCGGGCGCACAATGGGAGGGGCCGCTTTCTGAGCAGTACGAGAATCGGCCGCGGTTTGAAGTGAACAAGACGCAGCTGGCGGTGATGCGGATTATCAACGACTACCGCTCGAACCGTATCACGGTGGAGTACGTCCCCCGCGAGAAGGAGTACGAGAGCTTGGCTGAGACGTGCAACGGTCTGTTTCGGGCGACGGAAGTGGATTCGAGCGCTGAGGAAGCGTACGACAACGCGTTTGAGGAGGCGGTGACGGGCGGGTTTGGGGCGTTGCGTTTGCGCAACGAGTACGAGGACGAGTACGACGGGGAATCGGACGAGCAGAAGATTTGCATTGAGCCCATTTACGATGCGGACTCATCGGTGTACTTCGACTTGAACGCGAAGCGGCAGGACAAAGCGGACGCGAAGCGGTGCTTTGTGATTACGGCGATGACCAAGGAGGACTACGAGGCGGAGTGGGGGGACGATCCGGCGACATGGCCGAAGGAGATTACGCGCACCCAGTTCGACTGGCAGACGCCGGATGTGGTGTACGTTGCGGAGTACTACCGTGTGGAGGAGAAGACGGACTACATGGTGACGTTTGAGGGGATTACGGGGGATGAGGAGAAGGAGCTTTTGTCGGTGCTTAAGGAGGGGAAGCTGGAGGAGTTGACGGCGCTTGGGTACAAGGAAGTTAAGCGCAAGAAGATTAAGCAGAAGAAGGTGCACAAGTGGATTATGTCGGGTGGCAAGGTGCTTGAGGACTGCGGTTACATTGCGGGGCAGTGCATCCCGATTGTGCCGGTGTACGGCAAGCGCTGGTTTGTGGACAACGTGGAGCGGTGCATGGGACACGTTCGGCTGGCGAAAGACATGCAGCGCCTAAAGAACATGCAGCTCTCCAAGCTCGCAGAGATTTCGGCGCTCTCGTCGATGGAGAAACCTATTTTCATGCCTGAGCAGGTGGCGGGGCATCAGGTGATGTGGGCGGAAGACAACCTCAGGAACTATCCGTACCTGCTGGTGAACGGGATAACGGACGCGAACGGCGCGGTGCAACCGGCGCCTCCTGTGGCGTACACGAAATCCCCGCAGGTCCCACCGGCGATGGCGGCGCTTTTGGGGGTGACAGACCTTGATATGCAGCAGCTCTTGGGCAGCCAAGGCAACGGGGACAAGATGGTCTCGCATGTTACCTCAAAGGCGGTGGACTTGGTGATGCAGCGCTTGGACATGCAGTCGTACATCTATGTCTCGAACATGGCCAAGGCCATTAAGCGCGTGGGCGAGATTTGGTTATCCATGGCCAAAGACGTGTTCGTGGAAGATAAGCGCAAGATGAAGGTTGTTACCGCCAACGGAGAGCAAGACGAAGTTGAGCTCATGACACCGGTGATTGACCCTGAGTCAGGCGAGCTTGAGTACGAGAACGACCTCTCGGAAGCTCAGTTCGATGTCGCGGTAGACGTGGGGCCATCGTCAACAACCAAACGTCAGGCGACAGTGCAAGCGCTGCTCTCGATGATGGCGGTGACGCAAGACCCAGAGACGATGAACGTGCTCTCGTCGATGGCGATGATGAACATGGAAGGCGAAGGGCTTGGGGACGTGCGCAACTACTTCCGCAAGAAGCTGCTTCGCATGGGGGCGGTTAAACCCACCGAACAAGAGGCCCAGGAGCTCCTTGCAGAGCAGCAGAACGCCCAGCCGGACGCACAGACGCAGTACTTCGCTGCGGAGGCGCAAAGGGCAAATGCGCTCGCGCAAAAGGCACAAGCTGACACGGTGCTTGTCATGGCCAAGGCCGAAGAGACACGGGCTAAGACTGAGGAAACGATTGCGAAGGCCGGCCAGATTGATCAGGACAAGGCGATGCAGTTGGCTGAGAAGATTGAGAAGGACGTGCAGAAACTTGTAGCGCCGCCTGCAACATTTTAGTGGACAGATCCACTAACTAAGAAAAAATGGAGAACACAAACACGGCAGTAGATGCTGACGTGACCTTGGATGAGGACGAAGTTCCCGCAACTGAGGCTGTGGCTGAAGACACCGGTAAAACGGTGGAAGCAGAGCCAGCTGAGAGCGGTAAAACGGAAGCCTCGGAAGAGATTGATGTCAGCATCGGGGATTCGCCAACCCAGAAAGAGGACGCAGAGAAGGCACCTGAATGGGTGCGTGAAGTGCGTAAAACCAATCGGGAACTGCACCGCAAGAATCGGGAGCTAGAGGAGAAGCTGAAGGCAATATCGGCAACTGAGAACAATCCGGTTGACCCTGGGCCAAAGCCGACACTGGAAGGCGCTGATTACGACACGGAGAAGTACGAGGCCAAGCTGGCTGAGTGGTTTGATCGGAAACGAAAAGCTGCTGAAATCCAGTCCAAGGCCGAGGAAGAGCAGAAAGCCCAACAGGCTGAGTGGCACAAGAAGCTTGAGAACTACGCGAAGTCCAAGACTGAGCTGAAGGTTCAAGACTACGAAGATGCCGAAGCCTCGGTGCAAGAGGTGCTCAACACCACGCAGCAGGGTATCCTGTTGCAAGGTTCAGAGAACTCTGCGCTATTGGTGTACGCGCTGGGCAAGAACCCGAAAAAGGCGAAAGAACTTGCTGAGATAAAAGACCCGGTAAGATTCGCATTCGCGGTCGCAAAGCTCGAAACGCAACTCAAGGTGACAAAGAAAACTGCTCCTCCTCCAGAGAAGACCCCACCGTCCGGCGGGGCAAGGTCAACCGGAGGTTCCGACGAAGTGTTGGACAACCTACGCGCAAAGGCCGAGCGCACCGGTGACTACACCCAAGTTCTGGCCTACAAACGTCAATTGCAGTCAAAAAAGTAACCTATGGCTAACTCGTTCAATAAAGAAGAGCGCGTAGCGTTTGAGAACCTCCTTGAGGGGTTTAACGACGCTCTCGTGCTATCCCGTAACGTCTCGATCTACAACACGGATCAGACGATGATGGAGCGCACCAACAACGTCATCTGGCGCCCGCAGCCCTACATTGCGACCTCGTTGTCGAATGCAGGGGTTGGCACGGACATCTCATTACTCCCTGGTGGTGGCTACGCCTCCTACACCCAGCTCGCGGTTCCCGCCAGCATCAACCAGACGCGCACGGTCGCTTTCGAGCTCAACGCTCAAGAGCTTCGTGACGCTCTGCAAGAGCAACGCCTTGGCAACTCCGCCAAGCAGAAACTCGCTTCTGACATCAACGTGTCGGTGCTGAACATCGCTGCCAATCAGGGCACGCTGGTGGTTAAGCGTACGAGCGCGGCAGGTGCTTCAAGCGGTTTCGATGACGTCGCCCAGTGCGAGGCCATCTTCAACGAGCAAGGCATCATGGATGGCGACCGCTACCTCGCGCTCAACACGCGGGACTACAACGGTCTTGCCAACGACCTCGCCAAGGCTTCGCGCTCCTTCGGGAACCAGAAGTCCGACAAGGCGTATGAGCGTGCGTATGTTGGGATGGTGGCGTCCTTCGACATCTACAAGCTCGACTACGCGGTCCGCTTGGGTGCTGGGTCTGCTACAGCGACCATCAACACGACGGACGCTGGCGCGAACTACTACATCCCCAAAGCCATCTCGACCTCGCCAACAACGGCAGAGCGTCTCAACGTGGACAACCGCTTCCAGTCCCTGACTGTGGCAGTTTCCGCTGGGGCTTTGGCCGCAGGCGACGCGTTCACGATCGCTGGCATCAACGCAGTGCACCACATCACCAAAGGCGACACCGGTCAGCTTAAGACCTTCCGTGTCATCTCGGCGAGTGCGCCTGCTGCTGGTAACCAAGCAATCGTCATCAGCCCGCCGCTCATCACGAACCAAGTTGCTAACGCAGCTTCCGCGCAGAACCAAAACTGCGTTGCGAACACGAAGGCAACCAACGCGTCAATCACGCTCCTCAACACGGCAGCAGCTCCTGTGAACTGCTTCTGGCACAAGGACGCGATTGAAATCCTCCCCGGTCGCTACTCGCTGCCTGACAACGCTGGCGTTGCAGTCATGCGCGGCTCGACCGACCAAGGGTTGGAGCTCGTCATGACGAAGCGTTTCGACCAGAACACCCTCACGACCAAGTATCGTGTGGACACGTTCTACGGGGTTGTGAACAAGCAACCCGAAATGAGTGGAATCATCCTGTTCAATCAGGTATAGTTCCCGCTAACGGGGGGTGGCCCTTCGGGGCCATCCCCTTAACTTTACTGAAACCAAAGACTTATGCCGCTCAAGAAGGGTTATTCACAGAAGACAATCTCCTCCAACATCAGCAAGGAGATGAAGTCCGGTAAGCCGCAGAAGCAAGCGGTGGCAATCGCGCTCTCGACTGCCCGCAAAGCCAAGCAAGCAGCTGGAAAACCCGTCGGCAAACTTAAGAAGTGATGGAATTTCCAAGCATGGTGTACCGCTCACCCGGGCGGAATCAGGCAAGAGGTGGGACGTACGACTATTGTGGCGTTGAATCCCAAGAGGAACTCGATGAAGCTATCCAATACGGCTGGCACACCTCGGTTGAAGCAGCGGTGGACGCTTGCAACGCCGCTTTGGAGGCCGCTGAGAGGCTCAAGAACGAACCCAAGGTCAAGATTGTGGTGACTGAGCCAGAAGTTGAGGCTGTGGCCGCTCCTGAGGCTCCTGAACTTGTTTCTGAGGACGAAGAAGAAGATGAGAAACCGCGCCGTCGGCGCAAATAACGCATGGGATACACAAAACGCCAGTTCGTTGAGGCCGCTTTCGAGGAATTGGGGCTGGCGTCGTATGTGTTCGACTTGACGCCCGACGAACTTCAGTCCGCGGTGCGCCGGTTGGATGCTATGGTCGCCCAGTGGTACGCGAAAGCCATCCAGATTAGCTACCCGCTGACGAACTCGCCTGAGAACAGTGATCTGGACACTGAGACGAACGTCCCTATCACCGCCAACGAGGCCATCATCCTGAATCTGGCGATGCGGATTGCCCCTCAGTACGGCAAAGCGCCGTCTTTGGACACCAAGTTGGGGGCGATTTCAGGCTACCAAACGCTCCTTATGCAGAGCGCGAATGTCCTGCAGCAGCAGTATCCTTCGGCGATGCCTTCGGGAGCTGGCAACAAAGACGTGGATTGGCCGTTCCTGCCGGCGCCATCCATCGCTCCCATCGAGCAGGAACCAAACGGTCAACTTCAGTTCCGCTAACATGGCTATCCAAAATCTCGATAACGTCGACAGCATCAACAACTCCACGTTGTTCGCCGTCAACCAGAACGGTCTGGACTACAACTGCACTGCCGCAGTGGTCGCTGACTTCATCCAAGAGAACACGACTTTGGGAGATGGCAAAGTCATCCAGTACTCCTCCCCAATCAGCGCGTCCACGGTCGCAATCAGCGGCACAAACAACAGCGTCTGGCTTGTACTCACGCCAGTATCAACTCTTGCAACGCTGACCATCTTGCTTCCGCAGGTTTCTGGGTGCGTAGCAAACCAAGAGATTCTGGTGAACTCGACCGCAACAATTACTTCGCTGACAGTGAACCTCAATGGAGCAGTTGGAAGCAACATTCCAACATCACTTGCTTCAGGCGGTTCTTTCACGCTCCGGTTTGAGCCGGTTCTGCAAAAATGGTATCGCGTAGGCTAATATGACACTCCCATTCAATCCCTCATACGGCAGCGGACAATCCCAGTCAGCAACTGGCACGTCCGCACAGTACACCATCCGCACCGGCACGCGCAGTATCTGCGTGACCAACACCGGATCCACTAACCCCGTGTTCGTGCGTATCGGGCAGGGGACAGTGACAGCAACGACCGCTGATTACATCGTCATGCCAAACAGCCAAGTCTCCCTTGGCAAGTTCCAAGATGACGACAAGATCGCGCTCATCTCGCCATCTGGCACGACGGTGAACTTCATTTGTGGCGCTGGGCTGTGATTCGATATCTATCCAGACGGCGTTCCAAGACGCCTGCGGGCCCGACGGTAACCCCTCCGGGGCCGCCCGCCGCGTCTTACTACCTCCGCCCCGGTGGCGGAACGAACTACTATTTACGCCCCGGCGGCGTTGACCGGTACATTAGACCCTAAAGCATATGGCTGACATCACAGTTTCATCAGACATCGACTCCTTCATGCAGTCTGCAACCTATGAGGCCGCCAGAACGGCGCTAGGAGTGAATTATACGCGTGTCAAAATTGTGGGCAGAGATGCCAACACTATTCAGGGCTGTCTTAACCTGATTACCGACGCAACGGCGACAAATCCTGCACAGGTACTGATACCAGCGGGGCTGTATACTGAAAACCTAACGCTAAAGACGAGCGTATCTTTGTCTGCCATGGGCACAAACAACGCCCTAAACTCCGTTGTTGAAATTATAGGTACGCACACACTGACCGGCGGGGCCACCGCAGCAAACAACTCGCTGCAACTGTCTGGCATTCGTTTTGATGGCAGCAACAGCTCGACGCCGACCTTTACCTTTTCAGCCACAGGTGCAGTTGGCGTGTCTGTAAATTTTGAGACTTGTACGATTGGAAATAGCTCCGCATCAACAGGTTCAGTTGGTGTTCTTATTAATGAGAACGTTATCGTCAAGCTCAACGATGTAAAGAGTTTGATGTACTCTGTAGTTGGGCAAGGTGGTACGCATTTTGATCTGAACGGGGGTAGCCTGTATGGCACCAACCTGTCCACAGAGTTTGGGACTCGGGCCTTTTTGCTGCGCGGAACAAACGGCAGTCTAAAGCCATATGTTGAGTTGAAATCGTGCGACATTCGGGCCAATGGTTCGGACGTAGTAAGCATCAGCAGTACCACAGCACTGCTGACCGCAGGTTGGTGTTCGTTTTCGAGCGAGGCCACCACTGTAAATGCGTTCAATATCTCTGGCGCAGGCTCAGTTGTTGGAGTCTTCAATAGCTCGTTTTCGATGCCTGCCGGGGCGTCAAATTACTTGGTAACTGGAGTTGCCGGATCTTTGTATTTCTCCTCTGGCAACAGTTTATCAAACACTGCCATCACACCTTACGAAACTAAGGTTGACGCGCTAGTGACGCAGTACACTTACGCGACTGGACCGCTTTCCTTTGCTGATGGCACTGCAATTTCAAGTGGGTATTTTACCGGTTCAAAGACGCATGACTTCCCATCGCTTGCTGCAAACTCAACATCTGCCACCACTGTGACTTGCACCGGGGCAACGACTTCAATGTTCGCTGACGCTTGTCTTTCGACCAACACAGCGGGGGTGACGCTAGTCTCTAACGTCACTGCCGCAAACACGGTGACCGTCCGCGCAATCAACAACACCGGCGCAACCGTTGACCTTGCAAGCGGTACACTCAAAGTCCGCGTATCTCTGTAGTATGGCCAAGAAGCAAGTCAACCTCTCGGTTTCCCGTGGCGAGAAGCTCCCTGTATCTCAGGGAGCAGGACTCACTGCCAAGGGCCGCGCCAAGTACAACCGCGAGACTGGTAGCAACCTTAAGGCGCCGGCACCCAACCCAAAGACCGAAAAAGACGCTGCGCGTCGGAAATCGTTCTGCGCTCGCATGAGCGGGATGCCGGGGCCCATGAAGGACGAGAAGGGCCGTCCAACACGCAAAGCCGCAAGCCTCAAACGCTGGAACTGTAAGTAATGCAAGTCCCACTTCTCAGCGGCATCTACACGGACCAAGCTGGCGACTTTCGTCGCAGCTATCCGCGCAACATGATTCCCGTCATCCAGCCTTCGGGCCTGAGCGACGGTTATCTTCGGCCCGCTGACGGCATCAAGCACTTCGCAATCGGCCCCGGCATCGACCGCGGCGGCATCGAGTGGCAAGGCACGCTCTACCGCGTGATGGGCACAAAGCTCGTCTCGGTTAGTTCGCTGGGTAACGTGGTGGTTCTTGGCGACGTTGGCGGCACGGGACAAGTCACGTTTGACTACTCGGAGACACTGCTCGCTATCCTCTCAAACGGGGTGCTGTACTACTGGGATGGCTCAACGCTCACAACACTCACGAACACCTACGGCATGGGGCCGTTCACGGACTTCTGCTGGGTGGATGGATACTTCTTCGTGACCGACGGCTCGCTGCTTGGCACGACAAGCCTCACAGACCCTTTGACGGTTCAGGCCAAAGCAACCTCCGAAGCTGACCCCGACCCGATCATCTCCATCCAGAAGTTTCGGAACGAGGTCTATGCGATTAACCGACATACCATCGAGCTCTTCAACAACGTTGGTGGGACTATCGACACCTTCCCGTTCGCTCGAATCGAGGGAGCCCAAGTGCAACGAGGCGGAGTGGGAACGTACTCCTGCTGCATCTATTTGGATTCAGTTGCTTTCGTCGGAGGCGGGCGAAACGAGGCGATCTCGGTGTGGTTGGCGTCAGGGGCTAACACCGTTAAAATCGCTACACGCGAGATTGACCAGATTCTGGCAACTTACAGTGAAGCTGCTCTGGCTAACACTATCTGTGAAACACGCCTCTACAACGGACTTAACCACCTCTACATCCATCTCTCAGACCACACGCTAGTCTACGATGGCGCGAGCTCTCAAATCGCCCAGCAAGCCATCTGGTTCACGCTTGCGGACGGCTTGTACGTTGACACGCCATATCGTGCGCGCAACTTCATCTTGGCATATGGCAAGTGGATTTGCGGGGACACTTCTGCGGGCAACCTCGGCTACGCGGTGCAGGACGTTTCAACGCTCTGGGATGAGCGTGTCGGTTGGCAGTTTGAAACCCAAATCTTCTACAACGAGGGCAAGGGCGCCATCTTCCATGAGCTTGAGCTTATTGCGCTCACGGGTCGCATGGCCCTTGGCGTGAACCCAACCATCTTCGCGAGCTATTCGGCAGACGGCATCACCTACTCGCAAGAGCGCGGTATCAGTGCAGGCAAGACCGGGGAACGCAATAAGCGTCTTACATGGATGCGCAATGGGCGCATGGCAGACTGGAGAACGTATCGCTTTCGCGGGACAAGCGATGCGCAGCTATCTCTTGCCCGCTTGGAGGCGCGGCTTGAGCCGCTTGCGTGGTAAATGGCGAACTACATCAAGCCAACACGGAATGACCTTGCCAAGTTCTTGCCCGACCAGCGCCTCATCCGGGCCTTTGAAGAACTCTTCAACTACGTCCCCACTGGAGTCGTTGACGCTTCCGTTGACTCCTACAACTCGCAAGCTGCTTCGCAGCAAGCAATCGATTCGATCACGCAGCTTTCTCAGCAAGTTGCTCTTCTCGCACTTGCTCCGCCGGTAGTCCCAGACAAAGCGCCGCGCTACGGCACTTTCTACGACACCACAACACAAACCGCGGCGGCCATAAACACGGCCTACGGCATCACGTTCAACTCGACCGACCTTAGCTTCGGCGTGCGCATCGGAACGCCTGCAAGCCGCATTTACGTTGACTCTGGGGGGGTGTACAACTTCCAGTTCTCAATACAGCTCGACAAGGTTTCAGGCGGCGTTGGACTCTTTCACCTGTGGGCGCGAATCAACGGCGTGGATCAAACTAACTCGGCAACGCAAATCAGGTTGCAAGGAAACAATGCGGAAACTGTTGCAGCGTGGAACTTCGTGTATAAGATGACTGCGGGAGATTACTTGGAGTTGATGTGGGCCGTTGACACGGTGGACATTACTATCCAAGCTTTTGCCGCAGCCCCACCGGTGCCCGGAATACCATCCGCAATCCTTAGCGTGACCAACAACATCTCCTGACATGGCTGTAACCGTCAAAAACATCATCCCGCCCAAGCAGGCTGAGTCGTCGCAGACATCGCAGTACACAGCCATCTCTTGCAAGTGCATCATCGACAAGTTCACGGTGACCAACACCTCCGCGAGCAACGCCACCATCACGGTGAACCTGATTACGCCGTCGGGATCCGCGGGCGCGTCAAACCGCATCTTGGCCTCGAAAGTCATCGTCCCCAATGAGACCTATGCTTGTCCAGAACTCATTGGGCAGATTCTTGAGTCAGGCGGCGCTATCTCAACTCTGGCAAGCGCGGCGTCCGCGCTGACCATCATGGCTTCAGGGAGGGAAGTGACGTAAGGGATGGAAGAGATTGTTCCAGCTTTTGACTCGATTGCTTTGCAGGTCGCAGGTGCAATTCAACTTGCAGAGAAGACGCTTGGCACTCCAAAACTTGACTCTTCAGTAAGACATCATTTTGGCCCTGGCGTTTACATCCGTGAAATAACAATGCCAGCTGGAGCTATCGTTGTTGGACACAAGCACAAATATCATCACATAAGTATTCTTCTTAAGGGAAAGCTAAAATTGCTTTGTGATTCTGGAAAAATGATGGAACTGACTGCCCCTGTGACCTTAAACACTGGGCCGGGAAGAAAAATTTTGTACATCATTGAAGAGTCTGTTTTTCAAAATATCTATGCAATAGATGAACGTGACCCTGTTAAGATAGAGGAGATTTTAATAGACAAGAGCGATATACCTGAAAACTTTTTCTCAGAAAGAGAACGCGAGGAAATAGAGTCAAGAGCTGAAGATAGAAGTCATTTTGAAAATTACATTCTTACGCTGGCGACAAATGAAGAGATTGAAAACATTTTTTGCGGAGAAGAGTCTGATAGAGTTGACTTTCCGGATATAGGAACAAGAACAGTTGTTGTAAGAAAATCGCCAATACACGGGAAAGGCATTTTTTCTTCTTATCCTATAGAAGCATATCAAATAATTGGCCCTGCTGTTGTTAATGGCAAAAAAACTCCATTTTCCGTATACGTTAACCACTCAAAATCACCAAACTGTTTCTTTGTAAAAGACGAAACTGGGAATGTCTTTTTAATGTCAAACAAACAGGTGAAAGGATCTGTTTCATGTGACGATGGGGAAGAGCTTACCGTTGATTACGTTCAAGTGATTCAATCGCATAAAAAAATCTTAAAGGAGGAAATATAAAATGGCCGTTGGAATTTCACTTGGAACAGGACTTGCTGTTGGGGCAGCAGCGGCAACCGCAGGTGCATCAACTGCATTGGCAGTTACAGCAGGTATTGGAGCAGCAGCTGCTGCTGCTGGCTCAGCTATTTCCGCCAAAAAAGGCGCAGCAGCTGCAAAGTCAGCAGCAAGAACGCAGGCTGAAGCGCAAGGCCGTGCCATTGACGAGCAGCGCCGTCAGTTTGATCAGATTCGAGAAATCCTTGCTCCTTATATTTCAGCTGGACGCCCTGATTTGACACAGCCGTACATCGGCGCAGGCCCTGGAGCAATTCGCGGATTGCAGGCGCTCACCGGTCTTGGCGGCGAAGCGGCCCGTCAGGAAGCGTTGGCAAGAGCGCGTCAATCTCCTGAGTTCACGCAACTTTCTCAGCTTTCTGAAATTACTCAGTCGAACGTCGATGAGTACATCCGCAACCGCGAGCAAGAGCTTGCGCTGTTCAAGAAATCCGCTGCTTATAAAAAGCCAACTTTGCCTGAAGGACAGAAGGGCAAGATGGCAGTCAAGCAGGCCAGAGAAGACTTGATTGCTCAGTTCCAGCAGGAAAGCGATAAAAACATTCGCGAGATTCAGGCGAAAGGACAGGCAGAACAGTATGCAAAACAACAGGCTCTGCTTACCCCGATCCTTGAGGACAAGCAGTACGAGCAGATGGGCATTGACCAGCAGCGTCAAGCCATCCAGCAGATTGAACAAGGGCCGCTTTTTCAAGAGCTTGCCAAGCAGGGCGAGGCAGGGTTGCTTGCAACCGCATCGGCTACCGGTCGCCGTGGGGCAGAGGACACGCAGTCAGCTCTGGCGCGTTACCGGCCACAGCTTCTGAACCAACTCATCGACCAGCAGTACGCACGCCTTGCTGGGCTTACCAGCGTTGGACAATCCGGTGCGCAGAACTTGCTCAATCTTGGGCAGGCATCGGCAGCAGGACAGGCTGGAGCTGCCGCGCAGAGCGGGAATGCAATCAGCGGGCTTATGGCATCTCAGGGGGCCGCGCAGGCTGCCGGTATCATTGGTTCCGCGCAAGCACAGGCACAGGGGATTATGGGGGCTTCAAATGCCCTTTCTGGCGGGGTGCAGAACTTTGCTCTCCTGAATATGCTGGGCAGTGGAGGTGGAGGGTTGGGGACTGGCGGATTCTATAAGACCGCAGCAGCAGCAACTGCTGCTGGCGGCGGAGCGCCGGTAGCTTACTTCGGTGGAGATTCTCCATCTGCTGCACACGGGTACTACATCCAAAGTTAAACGTATGGCTGAATACAACTACGGCATCAATATCCCGCAACCGAACACCGGTATGTTTGGCGGGAATCTTATCCAAGGGCTATCAGCCATTGAAGGGTTGCGTGCGGCACAGGCGCAACGCGAACAAGCAGCGGCTCTTGCTCCTTACCAACTTCAAGAAGCGCAGCTTGCCATCAAGGCTAGAGAGCAACAGATGGCGCAGAGCGCAGCAGCGGCAGCGCGTGCGGCAAGAGGCGAAGCGCGTGCGGAAGATGCATACCGAATGCAACTCAAGGCAGCCGAATCAGAGATTGCCAGAAGAGAGAGGGTTGCAACCGTGATGAACGAGTTTGCTACGAATGAAAACGCTGGGGCTGATGTTCTTGGAGGTATCATCGGTCTTACAAATGAGAACGAACGAAAAGCTCTTACGGATGCTGCAAGGATTAGGACTGGCAGGCTTTTTAAGAAGATGGATCCAAACAATCCTGATCCAGAATCTGTTCAGCAGATTGCCGAGTTGAATGCGTTGCTTCCCGTCGACGAAGCGAAACGGTTTGATAACATCCTGAGCGCAATGCCGAACAAGTATCGCGATGGCGTTGTGAACACTATTGTGGAAGCCAGTATGTTCGGTCTTGCAAAAGACAACGAGCGAGCTTTTGGAGTGCTCAACGACCAGATTGAGGCTTTGAACAAGGATCAAAATCCAGTCTCAAAGCGCATGGCTAAAGAACTTGAAGAGGTTGTCAACAGACTTCCTGAAGACGCTACACCTGCAATCTGGGCGAACATTGGATACATGAATCAATCCAAAACAGACCAGAAGAAAGCAGAAGGGTACTTGAACTTCTTGAAGGAACGCGCACCAGAGTCTCTCGCTGAGAAAGAAGCTGGGACAGAGGCTAAACAGGCTGAAACCAATTTGAAGAAATTTGAATTGCAACTGAAGCAAGAAGGCGGTCTTGATCCAGACAAGAAGCGTTCAACAGAGATTCAAATGGCACAATCGTTTGAAGCAGAGTCTTTGGTTCGCTCATACGTCTTGAGAAGAGACATTGCTCAAGGCATTCGCAGCGCTCTTGATCTTGAAACTAGTTCTGGAGACGCATCGGCTATCACCAATCTTGTGAAGATAGACGACCCAACCTCAACGGTAAGTATCACTGAGGCCGGTCGAATAAGCGGTGGAAACCTTCCTGAGCAGTTTAAAGGACTGGTAAGTGAGCTTCAAGGAAGAGGAAGGCTATCCGAAAAGACACGCAATGACGTATTGCGCCTTGCAAGAGAGAGGATGAAAACCTCTCAAAGCGAGTACGACAAGTACCGAGACAGCACCAAGAAGATTGCGGAACGATACGGTCTTGACCCGCAAAACATCTTTGCTCTTCCAAGCGAGTCGCTCGACTCTCTACTTCAGCCAAAGAAGAAACAAACGCCAGCAGAAATTCGTGCAGGAAAATCAATTCCACCAGCAATTCCAACGCAGCAAACAGGAACTGCTGGAGGATTTAACTACAAATTCAGGGAGAAATAATTCATGCCGACTTACGAATTAGAGATTGGCGGAAAAAAGTTTGATGTTGAAGCAGACTCTCCTGAAGCGCTTCCGTTCATAGCGGTTGATATTGCTAAACGATATGGGATGAAACCGGATGCAGAGCAAGCCGCCCCTTCCCCCGAAGCGCCCACTCCCGCGCCAGAACAACCGGCGGGTCTACCTTCGGCTGCCAGTGAAGAGGCGATGATTGGGAGGCCA